AGGTTCCCGGTGACAGTGAAACTCGGTAAAGGCATCAGTCCCTCACAATCTCGTTACCCGGAGTCGCCGCATTAAACGCGGCCACAGACTGGACTTCCACCGACACCCCATCCGACACAATCAGATCGTCCAGAGACGCCGAGACCTGGATGCGGTTGGTGTTGTGCTGCAACTGCACCGACCACACCACCGGGCTCCCCGTCGCCGCCAAACTGCACAACCAGCCCGCGGCAGCCAAATCCTCAAAGCAGTCACGCAAATCAGCGTTGTCCCACAACAGGTACACACTCACCGGCCGGGAAATATTTATAGGCATTTAGGAACCCCACGTTGCGTCGTCAGCGGAAAAAACAGCGATCCTCCCCGGCGAAGTCTGCGAAATAAACGCAATCCTCGACGCGGCATACATCTCAAAACCCACACTCCGATACCCGGCACCAATCGTGTGCGCCGTACCGGCATCCGTCGTGTCCACCACCACCACCCCGTTCTGCTTCAACCGGAAGTGATAATCCGAATCGGCTTCCCCACACACGAAATCCCACACATCCCCCGAACTGGAGGTAATCGTCTCGGTGTCCAACACAGTCTCCGAACCGCCCACCGAGTAGCCGACCTTCGCGTAGTTGTACGAAACCTCCGCGAACACATAGTCGTCAATCGTGCCCGTATCAACCACATGCCCCAACAATCGAACCCGGGAATCGGCGGCAATGCCCTGCTGCACCGGGGTCGGCATCACAATCGTCAACAACTGCGAATTAGTGGCAGTCTGGCCGGCGTTCCAACGGCACCGGTTCCCCCGATTCACACCGCCGAACGCATCCCACACCGCGTTCCCCGACCCATCCAACTGGATTTCCCCGCCACCCGAATCAACCGTCTCCACATCCCAACTTGCAGACAGGTTCCCGGCGGCAGCATCAAACAAATCCACAATCGGGCGGGTCAACGCAGACAGTTGGGCGTTCGCATACGACGCCGCATCCACCGCAGCGTTAATGTCGTACCACTTACCGCTGAAGTTCGCGCCCAGGTCCGCTAAAGCGTTCTCCACCGTCTCCGCAGCCGACGTGACACCCTCAAACACTTCCGCGATGATCGCCTCAATCAACGCCACCACGAACGGTTTCCCCGAAGACAACCCGGCGAACAACGCCCCCAACAAACCCGCGTCACCCCACGGAGTTGCGGTGGTGGAAGTGATCGACTCCTCCCACTCTTCCTCCGTGGTCGCCGCGTAATCAGCGAAGCCACCAGTGCCGCTGTAGGCGTCGTCCGGTGTCGTACCAACCGGATACGTCACTGCTCATCCTCCGACAGCATCTTCCGCTGCTCCGGAGACATCCGACGCCACAACTCCTTCATCAACTCCGCCTGCTGCTGACTGATCAAAGAGTCCACCGCCTTCTCCGCAGGCCGGCGCGGATCACGATCCGGCGCATCAACATCCACCCACGAACCAGGAGAGGTCAACCAATTCGGGTCAGTCGACAGCGGCTTCTGATACTTAATCACCGGATTTTCTACCGGACGGACACCGCAGTCCCACAACCGTTTCGACACGAACTGCAAATAGTCCACCGGCAAAACCAGCTGCGCCCCCTTCATGTAGGGCATCGCCACCAACATCCACAGAAAAGCCTGATACGGGTTGTTGGGGTCGCAGTTCTCCCTAGTGGGAAAATCGTGGGGGAACTTCTTGAAATCTTTCGGGATGGGCGTGTCAGGCATTCGCTACCAAACTCCTAAATTGTGCATTCCGGCGATCAGCCGTTCGATGCGGCCCAGAGCCCGCTGCGCGGGGTCTTGCCAGATTCGTTCGTCGCCGATATTCACTGTCCATTCGGCTGGTTCGTCCGGACCCCACGCCAAGTCCAGTCGGCGGCACCGATCCATGTGGATTCGGCTGTCGCCCTTCAAAACCAGCCCTACACGGTCATCAAGGAAGAAATGCCCTACGCCGTTGTCTCCGACCATGTACGGTTGCCCGTCAGCGACGGACACTTTCCACGACACCACCGTTTTCGTGGCCCACATCCCCGCACGCAGAACGATCAGGGACGAGATGGTGTACGCCTTGCCGGCGCCGTCTTGGAAGTAGGAGAACAGTCTGTCCCAACCGGTGTTGATGGAACGCTGGTTGGAGGTGTAGTTCTGCCAAGCCAGGATCGTGTCTTCATAGAGTGGTGCGACGAGGGTGTCTATGGTACCGCCGAGTGAACCGAGCTGAATCAAATTTCCGAGTATGTCCCCGACGGCCTGGATGGTCGCCGAAATCGCTTCGTTCGCTTTTTAGGATGCCGGTGTGGCCTGCGCCCCCCGGGGGTTACCCGGAGGGCGCAGACCACGCCAGGCATCGAATGTCCGCCCACTTCGATCTGAACGCCCTTAGACGGTGAGTAAATCCACGACGACGTTTGAATCGGCGACGTATCACCCTCATAGAAGACGACATACGGTTTCGTCGGGTCTGTGAACCTTTTCCCGATAGTGAAATAGTCGACCGGGGTGTCCGCGTCGGAAACAGCTTCCTGCGTGGAATCCAGAAAATCGTCGGCGAATTCGATAGCGGTGCGAGCCAACCCATCGAAAATTGAGCCGCCATAGGAGGTGCCGATCATCACCCCGGACTTGTCGACGAAGTCGATGACAAGGGTTCCGTAGCGCAGGTTCGCGCCCTCCCACGGCAGATCGTCGCCGGGAAGGTAGCGGGTACACGTGACGCTGATCTCGGAATCTTCCAGCATATAGTGCGCCATGTCGTGATAGTTGTCCCAGCGGGACGACGCCACCGACCACACCACCCCGGATGCCATCGCGTCTAGGAAGCTTTCGGGTTTGACCACGATGTGCCAGTCGGACATGTCCAACCCCATCGTGACCCAGTTCTCCAAATCCATTGGGTCATCAGGCCATGTCAGGAACGGGTTATGTTCCCGCCAAATCTGCATGAACAGGGTGAGCCGCAACACCCATGTGACAGGGCCGGCGAGGAGCCACGCCCTGGGTATTTGCAGGGCCGCTGGAAGCAGCGGATTTGACCAAACGGAATACCATTTCACTACAAGTGCTCGTAATCGTGGACAAAGTCCACTACGAGCACCAGATCACCGTCCTCTCTTTGTTCGACGGCGAACTTATCCAAGATGCCCGACCAGCGGGCCCCGCAATAGTCGATGCTGATTCCGACCGTTCTGCCTTCACCCCGGTCCAGTCGGCCCTGATAGTCGTAAATCCACTGCGCTGCCGGCGAATCGAACGGGAACTCGATCTGCCCCGGCCCGGTGTCGTTACTGACCCACGACACCTGCGCTGAATACTCAGACCCGAGTAGGTGTTGCAAATTCCATTCGGCGTCCCACAGTTTCCCGACTGGCTGTTCCCGCCGGATTTTCTCCTCGGCAAGTTTCTGCTCCCGCGTGGCCGCCCACACTTCCTGCGGTGTCGCGGTCATGAACCAGCCCACCCATAGGCACGAATCCACACCTGGCCGTCACCACCGTCACCGGCCCGCCCTACCAACGGCCAGCCGCCCGCACCGCCACCACCGGGATGGTTCCCCGGATTGCCCGGAGTGTATTCAGGTCCGCAACCGGGATACGTTTTCCCGTTGAACACCAAATCGTCCACACCTTCACCGAACACAGTTGGCAGGAGTTTCCCGCCGACTCCGCCAGCCGATTCCACCGTCGCCATGCCTGAGCCGACAGCGGTGGACGCCTGACCGTCTTCGCCATCAATGCCGCCGAACAGGTCGCCGATAACGAACGCTTCCACACCGCGCCCGCCACGCCCACCGGCACCGACAACGCCGGCGATGTAGTAGGTGTCCCACGGGATGTCCACGCCTCGGACAAGGGTGCGGTACGACCAGTCTGCTGCCGCGCCACCAGAGCCGGTGACAGCGATCCCGCCGCCCTCACCGCCGCCGCCGCCGCCGACACACACAATGTCGACCCGTTCAGCCCACGTCGGAATCTTGTAACTGTAGGAGCCGGGGACGGAGAACCGTTGCGTGAAGTCCTTCGGGGAACCGGTGTTCAACACGGTGACGGCTTCCAACCCGTACGGCCTCGACCATCGGCGGGACATCACCAGTTGGCAGGTCGCCCCACCGGTAGCGCCCTTATAGGACACTGGCAGCTCGAACTCCGGGGTGTAAGGCGGGATGGGGAAAGTGAACACTTTCGCCGCACCCATCTGCCCCAAAATGTTGGTGTTGTTCAAATCCCGGTACATCAACTCCTGGCGGTCCAGGTCAATCACCGCTCCGCCGTTCGCTTCAGTGACGGTGATGTCGTTGATGTAGCGGGAACCCTGAGCCCCACCCGGGACACGTTCACCCGGATCTCCCACCCACTCAAAATCAGGTAGCGTCCAAATGGCCGAACCGGACGTATGCGCCGGGGTCAGAATCCATTTGTGCCACATCACGTTGTCGGTGGGATTCGACACCGTCACTGTTCCCGACGCCGACGTGGCCGTGGACGTGAACTCCGACACAATGTCATCCTCATACCAGTGCGGCTGTCCGGCACGAAGCTTCATGATCAGGTTCCCGAACTGCTGACGCAACGGATCAACATCGGCAGCGAAATCGGGCTGCTCATACATCAGCACATCAATTTTGCGTGTCCCCGACATTTCCGTAACCACCTCAATGGTGGTGTTTTTCGGACTCGTAGACCACTGATCAGCCTCGTAGAAGAAAATCTGCCTGAACAGGCTCTCGTTCCACTCAAAGGTGTTCGCCACCGCATCCACATCGGTGTTCACGATGTGGAAACCCAACTCCATGTCACGGTGGAGATGCTTAATGGCCCGCTGGGTCGCACCAGTCTGGAACGCCCCCGTTTTCCACGTCGACTTGATGGGTGCGTCGTAAATTCCCTCAACCTGCCCTTTAGCGAGCCACACACCTTCCGCGCCGGCCTGGTCACCATGAACATGGAAGACGGTGTCGCCGCGGCGGACACGGATAGCGATGATTCCCGGATCAGCCATCTTTAGGGGCCTGGCCTTCCCGTGTATTGCATCTGCTGCAACCTGCCTCGTTTCGTCAACTCGCGGCCAACACCCTCCGCGTCGGATGTGTAAATGTTGTCCACCTTGAAGATCGGCTGCGCGTTCGGCGCGGGAGCTTCCGGCGCGGCCAGCTCCGTGGACAGGAAGCTGTTCGCACTGTTCTCAAACATTCCCGGACCCGGAGCCCCACCCATCACCCCGGCCTGGGTGTCAATGCTGCCCACCAGATTGTCGATAGGTCCGGGGTTGCCGCCCATCCCCGTGCCATGCTGCATCGTGTTCGGATCAACCTGCCCCAAAGCCTGCTGGGCGCCACCGGACATCAGTTCACCCAACGCCCCCGTGATGGCCTGCTGCGGCATGAACCCGGTGTAGTCCTGGCTCAACCATCGGGGCTGCCCGAACGGTGTGATCTGTTGCAGAATGGAATCCGCGCCGATTCCAAGCATGTCGAAGCCGTAGGTGACGCCACGTTTCGCCGCGTTCGTACCCATGCCGATAGCGAACTGTGTTGCCGCACCGGCTGCTTGGGAGCCGCCCACCGCACCAGCACCCATCGTCCCGCCGGCCACCGCAGCCGACGCTGCGGTGGCCGCAGCGGACGCCGCCTGATCAATCAGCCCGTTGACGAACTCGCCACCCATATCAATCGCACTTGCAATGGATGACTCGCCGGCCTTCGCGGTAGACCCGGCAGCAGCAGGTATCGCACCCGCAGTTCGCATATCTTCCAACGGGCGGACAGCGCCACCCCGGGCGAAATGCAACGCCTTCCGGAAGCCGTACACCGAGCTTTGCCCGCCCATCGCCTTCACATCTTTAGACGACAGAACATGCTCACCGTTAGACAGCCGCGCCGGAATTGAATCCGATGTGCCCGACCCCGGACCCGACACCTTCCCGCCCTTACCGAACGGGCGGTAATAGTGTTGCGTGAAAGCCGGATCAAACGCACCAGTCCCGCCGACACCACCTCGAGCTGCCGCAGCATTACTGCCCCAGTTGAACGGTGTCCCACCCGGCAGGGTGGCCTGCATGTGGCTGCTGTTGAACCCCACATTGAATGCGCCAGCCTGCGTTCCCGGCATAAAACCGCGGGATGTCAACCACTGCGCCGCGTTACCCGTAGACATGGAACGGCCCGCCGTCGGCATGCCGTCCATCAAATTCACAAGGTCTTCGACAGCACTCGAACAGTCAGCCAGCCCCTGTGTCAGATCAGCTGCCTGGGTTTGCGAATAGGTGCCCGACGGAACCCGCGACAACAACGATGCATCAACGGTCTGCCGGTCCAAATATTGCGATGCTGCACCGGAATTGAAATAGCCGCGCCCCGCAGTCCCCGGAACGAATGAGCTGTCGAAAGAACCGCCACCACCAACCGACAACGGGGGAAGCCCCCGGCGCTGACGGGAAGCGCCCGGAGCGGCGCTCTGCCCACCGAAAATGTTCGGACCTACCGGATCAGGCTGGAAAATCGGGTCGCGTGACGCACCCGGAACCCCCATACCCGGTGCGGTCGCCTGATTCAAAGCGTTCTGGCCGCCCTCAGAACCGGCACCCATCTCGTTGATCGCATTTTCCAACGTCGCCGCACCGATAGCACCACCCGCGACAATCGCCGCTATCGCCGCCAGCGGCCCATACGCCGCCGTCGCCAACGCCGCAGTGGAACCCAACGCCACATTCAACCCCGAGATGGCGGTCGCCACCGCAGCGATACCCGTGATCGACTTCCACGCCACGAACGCCACCACCACCGCCTCAATCGCGGCAGGATGCTCTTTCAGGAAACCAAGTATCTCACCCAACACACTGACCAAGCCCTTAGCGGCATTGACAGCGTTAGTGAAGAACTCCCGGATATCGTCCCGATGGGTGTTAACCCAGTCGCTCATCTTGTTCAAATATTCGGTGATCTTCTGAACGGCATCTTTCATGCCTTCGGTTTCACCCTCGGCGCCACCGAACACCGCAGACAGAAAGTTCGCGCCGAGCCTCGCTATCGACGTTTGCATGTTGTCGATGGAGCCCTGAAGGGTTTCGCCCAGCTTGGTTGCCATGCCGCCGGCATTGTCCTCGATGGACTTTTGCAGCATCTCCAGCGTGAGTTCGCTGTCTTTTTGCATCTGTTCAAACTGTTCGGAAGTTAGATCGAACGACTTCTGAATCCACGACTTCGCCGGGATGCCCGCCTCCATGAGCTGCATCATCTCTTCGCCGGTCAGCTTGCCCTTGGCCTGAATCTGATTGAAAATCAAACCCATCCGGTCAATGCCCACCCCCGCGAACCCCGCCGCGTCAGCGACATCGGTCATAAACCGTTTAATGTCTTTGACTTCGGCGCCAATAGCCTGCGTGGCAACTGCGAATGCCTGATCCAACGCGAACGGTGTCCCGGTCACCGAATCGGTCACCGTTTTCACGATGTCTTTGATCTCTTCGGTGGACTTCCCCAACCCCCTCAGCTTGAACTCCGCCGTGTCCAGTGTGACGAGCCGGTTAAACCCTTTAGTTAACGCCAAACCAGCCCCGGCAACACCCACACCGACAGCGGCAGTCAACCCCGCCGAAAACGCCTTCCCGGCCAGCATCCCCAAATTGTTGAGCGCACCACCAGACAACTGGCCGCGCCAACTCGACACGATCTTGCCGATACCGACACTGCCCGCACCCGACGAGAAACTGTTCGCGAACTCCGCGCCAGCCTGCTTCGCCTTCAACCCGCCGGCAACACCCTTACCGATCACCTGGCCCATACGGGCACCGATCCGGTCCAGCTTAGTGTTCGGGATACCGGCCATGATGTCCTGGCCGGGACGCCACCCATCCTTCATGGCCTTCGACGCCGACTTCGAGATTCGGGAACCGATATCCTTACCCGCGATATCGGCTTGCTTCCCGCCGCCCTTCAAAGCCGACTTGATGCTGTCCTCAAGCTTGGAAGTCTCACCGACGATGGAAACGTAGGCAGTACCCAGTTCAGTTGCCACCGGCCCTACCTTCCATTTTTTGAACCAACTTCCGTCTCTTCTCCGCTAAATCATCGGCAGACTTCGGATCAACCTTCACCCGCGTCCGCGGCTTCTCCTTCGGACGTTTCACCGCCTTCGGCTTATCGCCCCGACCACCGCCCCGCTGCCAATTCCCCCACTGAGTAGCCGTCAACACCGCGGCAATGAAATCAATCTCCGGTGTCCACCACCACGACTTCGGATTCTGAACACGAAACAACGCCGAATCCCCAGACGGAGGAAGATGCGACACAAAGTCCCGCAAATCATTCCAGCTGAAATCCGGGCCGATATCGTCAACCCGGACATGAAGCTTCGTCATCAAGTCATAGTTGACGGCCCCGCCGAACTCCTCTAGGAGCTGGTCGAGGCCACTAATTCCCCCACAGTGATGGTCGAACCCTCTTGGATACGCTCCGCGATCTGCTCCAACTCAAACAGATGCAAACCACCAACCACCGCCAGATCCGACTCCGACACAAACGGTTTCAGCATCGCCAACACCACCTCGATGCCACGATCCTGGGCATCCAAAGGGTTACCGTCATCGTCTTTCATCTCATCAATCGCCGCCAACGCCTTATTCAACGCTTTGAACTCTGGGCGGGTCATGCAATCGAACCTCGGAACGGTGAACGTCACCGGGGTTTTACCCTTAACAGGTTTACCTTCCTCATCGAATGCGTACTCGCCGGAAGCATCCACCGGCAACACGATCTCGATACGGGCAGAACGATGATTAGCACCAATGATGGGTTTCATGTGGGGACGGGCCTTTCTCATGTTAACTGTGGGACAAACCTTTTCGTTGTAACCCCGGTTGGGTGGCAGGCCCGTCCCAAGACACCACCCAACCGGGGAGCCTCGTTACGAACCTGCCGCAGAACCAACATCGGAGATGTACTCCATGACCGCTTCGCTGCCATCAGCAGGCTTGTAGCAGTCAATGGTGATGGTGTACTTCAGCAGATCGGAGTTCACATAGTTCACGTCGGCCAAATCCACGACCATGCCCTCGGCGATGCACAGCCGGCGAACCTTAGAACCGTCCACCGTGTGAACCACGAACGCCGAGCGGGGGCGCATCGCAGACGAATGCTCGATGGCGATGGTGCGGTTACCGCCACCATCAACACCCAAAGTGACATTCGGGCCGAACACGGTCTCCAACACGTCCGGGTCGGACTCCAGCAGCGACAGCTGAAGGCTTTCGCTATAAGTTCCCTGCGTGGTTTTCACCAGATCAGAACCGAAAGCGTAGTGCTTCTGGATGTCCCGCTCCACAGTAAGAGTGATGCCCTCCTCACCCAACCATCCGTGATCCATGAACAGTCCGTTCAGCGGAGACATCGCATCAGTCGGAAGTGGAGTGCCCAACGGAGCCCGGAAGAAAACACCACCGGAATCCGGGCGGGTCGGAGCCCACACCAAAGTCGAATCAGTCATTACAGTTGCCCCTTCCAGGCGTCCGGGACGGGCCTGAATGGGTGATGTGTATGAAATTGTGTATGAGGTTGTTCTTCAGTTATGAACCCAGATAAGGGGCATACGTTGTCGTCGACAAAGACAAGTTCCCCTGAAACTGCCAACGCTCCATATCGAGGATGTCCGGGTGCGGAAAATCAACCGGCCCTTGCTCACCGGACCAATCACGCACCCACACATCGTCAACATTCGTGGAAATAGCGTTCCTGAACGCCGTCCGCGCAGTCGCAGACATCGCCTCCACCGTCTCCACATCAGGGCCGAAACACTCAACCAACAGCCGAGCCACATCCGTGACCGGATTATCCTGCTGACCGCCAACCCGCGTAACCCGAACAAAACGGATCGGACGCTGCTTCGGCATCCTCGCCGACACCAACGCATACACGCCGAACGCTTCCGCCAAAATCGTGATAGCAGTTTTCACCGCCGGCTTCGGCGGCAGGTAAATCGTCACCCCAACGCCCTGACCAACGTGTTATGCACTGCGTTATGGCGATTAGCGTGCGGACCCACCGCAACAACACCTGTGCGCCAACGACCGTAAGGCTTACGGGCACCAGCATAGGAAAACACCTGATAGCCGCGATCCTAGCCGCGATCCGAACGACCAGACGGCTTGAACGTGCTGTTGGCCGTATCTGCGACGGTACGGGCGACAGCTTCAAGCATCTGCTGCGTTTCCCTCCGGTATCGGACATCCCGAAACCCAGCATTGTTCTTTTTGAAGGTGATGTTGTTCATTCGCCGGCCTCGCTGACCATCCCGATAGAACGAACACCAGGCCGGAACAGGTCAAGCACCAGCTTCTGCGACTTCGTCAGCCAGGGACCGGATGTGGTAGCCGACTCGACCCCTTCAGTGACCTGCGCGTACTCCCTCGATGTGGAATACCCGGAAGCGTCGTAGTTGGCGACGGTGACAGACGGTTTATCGAAAACCGCCTGCACCATCTCCGCCACAACCCTAGCCACCGGCCCCGGCACCGGGTCGGGCCACCGACCGAGATAGCCGAACACCCTGTCCGAAGCCCGATCCAACAAATTGGCTACGGCTGTGGACTCAGCGGATGTGAGTGACCGCCCGAGAGCGGCCACCACATCATCGCTAGTGGCTAACGCCATTACTACGAACCTGCGTTGATCACCGCGGCCACAGGGACATAGCCGTAACGTGCCTTGAACCGCAACGCCACCATGTCCTTCTCAGCCAGGTTGATGTTGTTCACCGTCGCCTGATCGAGGAACTTCACCTGAATGTCCTGACGGACACCCACCCGCACACGCGAGGAATCCACCACCAGCGCAGTGGCCAGGGAGTTATCCCAAGTGCCGTTCTGCGAGAAGCTGGTGTTGAACCCAGCGAACGACTCATCCCGGAAGATCGGCAACCCAGCGGTGTCACGCAGGTTCACCACGTCGTAGCGGAACGTCAGGTTCGCGCACAACGTATCCGGCAGGAGACCCTCACCCGACAGCGTCCGAGCCGACTTGGTGACAGCACCGACAATGTCGTCGGCGTTCGCCGCACCGGAGGTGATGGTCTGAGTCTGACTTGCACCCGAAGCAGCCGCATACAGCGCGGAACTCGTCCACGACGCCGGCTTGCCGTAACCCCAGAAAATAGCCTGATCCAACTTCTGCCCGATGGCCTGACCGGCCAGCATCGACACCTGAGTCAGGATGTCGGTGGTGGCGTCATCAATGACGTTCTCGTGGACCGGCACGATGACAGCGATTTCCTCCGCGACCATCGTGACGTTCTTCCACCGAACCTCGCTGGT